ACCGAATTACCGCACGTTTTTACAGCTTGTTCAAAACTAGTTAGTTTGGATACATTCTCTGGGTACACAGTTTCGAATAGTCCAAAAGGTATTATTTTAAAATAAATTAAAACAACTATTAATATTGATATGACGCCTGCGATGGAACCCATACTACTAAAAGTGCTAGTAATAACAAAAATTGTGATTATCCATGAAATAATTGATTTGTGATATTTGAATGTGTCCTTAATTATGTCTACAGCAGAGACTGGTTTGTTATCAATTGAACCCTTGTATCCAAGTGTTGAAAATAAGCATATGCCCAAAACTATTACATTCATAATAGGCATAATTGTAAATAACAAAATCCAAAATAATATAAAAAATACAAAGACAAAGAAAACACCCATTCCATAATTAAAAGGTTCCAGCAAAGTTACATCATGCCATTTTGATTTCTCGTTCATATTAGCATTCGTGTTTGTTTTGAAAAACCATCCCATCGATTTGAAATAGTAGTAAATACTTACAACAAACAATCCTATAATATGTACAAAAAATAAATAAACTGAATATAAAATTGGACCAAAGAGTAAGATAATTATTTCTGGTGCTTTATTGAGTGAGTTCAAAAAAATATTGATGGCTTTGTTATTATAACCAATCAATCCTTCTACAATCGAATAAAAATAATTAATTAAAAAATTGGATTTCGAGTATTCTTTGTATTCGCGAAACATATCTAAAAACATATTTTTTGAGTTGTAACTATCATAAGGAAATACTAGTTTGGCTGATTCTTGCGGTTTAGTATTCGTTAAAAAAATGTTGGTTTCTATTTCATTAATTTTCATTTTATAATTAGTAAACGGTGCGCAATCCGTGTCTGTAGGGATAATATTTGATTGAGCCAATTTACATGTATATAAAATACTGGAACTATAAATAAAATAAAACACAACAACAATTACAATTATAACAATTTTCATTATAAAAGATACAATATTTCCTACACTATTTGATGATCCTTCACCTGCTGTCATTGATTTCTTTTTTTCGTTTTTTTTATTTTCTATGTCTGAACTGTTATTTTCATTGGCTGTACTTATCATTATTATAATAACATTATAATAAAATTGTAGAAAATAATATCAAATAATATTATAATATTATATGAAACTAAATAAAAATAATTATCACGTTATATTTTTAGCGATTTTATCAATTGTAATTTGTATTTTTATTTATAGATACATTAACTTTCTCTTTATTCAAAAATACATTATCGAGTGTTTCAATTCAAATGAAGCTATTTATGTCGATACTGGCTCTCCTACAACCACTCACACTGTAAACCTACCGTTGACAACAACTTATAGTTGTAAAAATTTTTGTGGTCCTACAGCAAGATGTGCTATTACTGGAGAACAGTGTATGGCTGACATTGATTGTCCTGGTTGTAATCCGTATGGACCAGATTTCAAGCCTCAAAAAACAGCTTGTATTCCAGGAGACAATGATGCCGGTAAATTAACATTAGGTGTAACTCCGACATATTCAACATTGACGACTGACATTGGCACACGATCTAAATTATTTACTACTAACAAAAAAAAATTAAGCAAACCAGATCAACCAAATTTTGGTATCAATACATGGATTAAAGCATTTAATGGTGGACAACAATTATTCGACGAAAAATATAGACCAGCTGGATTACAATTTATGCCGAATTACGACAAGAGATATTCTTTGTCGGGTGAATTTATAGAGGATGGACCATTGGCTTCCAATGCTTATTTACACTAGAAAGCCCATTTATTATATAAATGGTTCCATTTGAACTTATATTGTCACACTTACTTTGGTGTTTCCATAATCCAGAGTTTGTATTGTATTTTTTTACGCTTTTTACGCTTTTTACGCTTTTTTTGATTTCCATTTTATTTCCATTGACATTGAAAATATGTTTAGCTCTTAATGTATGTCTATCCCAGTCGCTCTTAGTACAGCATTTAAAGTCACAATGCGAACATTCAAATTTAGGTACGCTTTTTACGCTTTTTTTTATTTCCAAAATTTCCATATATTGGAAATAGAAAAAAAACATACTGAATCTGTGTTATTTAATTTTAAAATTAAAGTAACAAAATAAAATCCAACAATTTTGTCACCAGACGATAATTTTCAATTATGGTAACAACGCTTATGTTTTTCACAAAGTCAATCATATCCTTTCAAAAATGGACAAAAAATGTCCAAAATCGAAAACCCAAAATACTTTTTGGATCACTTTTCTGCAATAAAATAATGCTTACTGAGAATTTCGAAAACTGACCAGAAAATCTTCAAAATAACATGAATGTCAGTAAGACAAAAGAGTCCAATACAACAAAAACAAACCATAAGACCAGTCTTTAATATAATAAAATCGCAAAATAACTTAAAGCCGCCTTCAGACTTTTTCAATACCAACGACCTTGGCTATTTTCTTGATGATTTTCGTGTCTTTCTCGTAATCATTGTCCCCTTTGCCTCCCATGGATTCATAGACTATTTTATTGTAGAGATCGTTTTTCTTAGAATCGTAATCTTCACAATCTGGATAAGTTTCACGAAATTCCTTAAACATACAAATATTTTTATGAGCAATCATATGAATCGCTTTTCGCAATTTCTTATTGGTTTCGTCTTCCTTTTCCCAAATATTTTCATCTTTAACGTACATTACTTCTCTCTTTTGATCAGCACAATGAACTGGACGTTTATCTACATCCAAAGCATTTAAGTTTTTGATGATTATATTGGAAATTCCTTCAATATAACCAACTTTTCCAACGTTTTCCAAATCGGATACTTGTAGTTTGACTGATTCTATAAAATCACTAATATTCATAGCATCTTTACATGTTTCGTTTAAAAATACTTGTAGATTGAATGTCTTATTATTACTATTGATATTGTTATTATTTATTATACATGACGTTTGTTTTGACATTTCAATAAGCGATTGCTGAAGCTCTTTGTTTTGTTTAAGTAATATCAAAACTAGCTCTTTGGTTGATACATCATTTTCTACCTTTTCCGTATATATTTCATCATGTGGTTGTATACATTTTTTTTTATGTCTCCATAAACCAGCACGGTCATTAAATATTTTATCACATATTTCACAATTATATATTTTAGGTTTTGCTAAATCCTGCGTTGTTTTTGTTGTCAAAATGTTGTTTTTATGTTTCATGCTGTTATTGTGAATAATTAAATTATTTTTTCGGCTTGTACAATAATTACAATATTTACAACAAAAATTATTGCTAATTATTGCTAATTTTTCGTTGTCATGCGTTGTCATAAATTAGCAAAAGAAAAAATTATTTGAAATTAACTAAAAAAAAATATCGTAACAAAATAAAATCCAACACTTTTGTAACCACACGGTAAAAAACAATTATGGTCTCATCACTTATGTTTTTCACAAAGTCAATCGTCCCTTTTCAAAAATGGACAAAAAAAATGTCCAAAATTGAAAACCTAAAATACTTTTTGGATCACTTTTCTGCAATAAAATAATGCTTACTGAGAATTTCGAAAAATCATGATATTTTCTTTAAAATAATATGATTGTCCGTAACCCAAAAGAGTCCGATCGCACAAAGCAAACCATAAGATCCTGCTTTTATATAATAAACTCGTGCTCATATTTTTTCAATACCTACTACCTTGGCTATTTTCTTGATGATTTTCGTGTCTTTCTCATAATCATTGTCTCCTTTGCCTCCCATGGATTCATAGACTATTTTATTGTATTGATCGTTTTTCTTAGAATCATACTCTTCACAATCTGGATAAGTTTCACGAAACTCCTTAAACATACAAATATTCTTATGAGCAATCATTCGAATCGCTTTTCGCAATTTCTTATTGGTTTCATCTTCCTTTTCCCATGTGTTTTCGTCCTTAACATACATAACTTCTCTCTTTTGATCAGCGCAATGAACTGGTCGTTTATCTATATCTAATGCTTTTAAGTTTTTAATGATTATATTGGATATTCCTTCAATGTAACCAACCTTACCTACATTTTCTAAATCAGCTACTTGTAATTTCACAGATTCTACAAAATCACTAATATTCATCGCATCTTTGCACGTTTCGTTTAAAAATACTTGTAGATTGAATGTTTTATTGTAAGAGTTAGTAATGTTATTATTGTTATTATAGGACATTGGACCATTTTTAACAATTTCAAGAATAATTTGTTTTATATCAGATTGTTCTTTCAGTAAATCATTGTTTTGTTTTATCAATAATTCTATAATATCATCTTTGTTTTTATTATCTAAATTCAAATTACTTGTATTTTGGTTACAAGTATTGACACTACAATTTAATATTTTACATTTTTTTAAATGTCTCCATAATCCGGTTCGTTCTTTAAATTCCTTATTACAGTTCTTACACGATATATTAACATTTGGTTCAAATTGGCTAGATTTTGTTGACAAAATGTTGATATTTTCCTTTTTTTTATGTTTTGGTGTCAACAAATGTGTTTCGTAATTTGTTTTCTTGCTTGTACGAAAGTCACATAAATTACATTCATAAATAACCGGCTGTTTTTGCTTAATTTCTGTTGACATTGTTGATATATATTGTCAACAAAAAAAAAGCCAATAAATTCCTAGAAAAAAATTTACAGTCACAAAATAAAATACACACACTCTTGCGGCCACACGATAAAAATGAATTATGGTCTCATCATTACTGTTTTTCGCAAAGTTAATCACCCCTTTTCAAAAATGGACAAAAAAAATGTCCAAAATCGAAAACCCAAAATACTTTTTGGATGACTTTTCTGCAATAAAATAATGCTTACTGACCTTTTTGAAAACTGTCCAGAAAATCTTCGAAATAACGTGAATGTCAGTAACCCAAAAGAGTCCGTTCGCGCAAAGCAAACCATAAGGTCATGTTTTTATATAATAAAACCTCAAAATGACTTAAAGCCGTGTTTAGGCTTTTTCAATACCTACTGCTTTGGCTATTTTCTTGATGATTTTCGTGTTTTTTTCATAATCATTATCTCCTTTACCACCCATGGATTCATAAACAATTTTATTGTATTGATCGTTTTTCTTAGAATCGTAATCTTCACAATCTGGATAAGTTTCACGAAAATCCTTAAACATACAAATATTCTTATGAGCAATCATACGAATCGCTTTCCTCAATTTTTTATTGGTTTCGTCTTCTTTCTCCCACATATTTTCATCTTTAACGTACATTACTTCCCTCTTCTGGTCAGCACAATGGACTGGTCGTTTATCTATATCTAATGCTTTTAAGTTTTTGATTATTATATTGGATATTCCTTCAATGTAACCAACCTTACCTACGTTTTCCAAATCGGATACTTGTAATTTAACAGATTCTATAAAATCACTAATATTCATAGCATCTTTACATGTTTCATTTAAAAATACTTGTAGATTGAATGTTTTATTGTTATTCATACAATTACTATTTGTGTTAGTAATTATCTGATTAGTACCATTTTTGATTATATCAAGAAATTCATTATTTTGCTTTAACAACATGAGTATTAGTTCATCTTTATCAATAGAATTATTTTTGTGTTCACTTTGTTCGTCTTGTTTGTTTTCTTCGTTTTTAACAATTTTTCCACAACTTTTTTTGTGAACCCATAATCCGTTTCTAGAAAAATAAGTTTTTTCACATATATTACAAATGTAAGCAACTTTTGCGTCACTTAAATTGTGACATTTGTCACTTGTTGTCACATTGTGTTTTTTGGTGTTATTGTGTTTATCAAAACTACTTTTTTTATATGTGTAATAATCACATTTTTCACAATGAAATTGTTGAGCAACTTTTTCGCAACTTTTTGTCACTAAAGTTTCCATAATTTAGTGACAGAAAAAGTTTCTATATATTTTGAAAAAAAATAATATAAAAATAACAGTAACAAAATCAATTTAAAACATTTTGCGGCCAGACGATAATTTTCAATTATGGTCTCATCATTGTTGTTTTTCGCAAAGTCAATCGCCCCTTTTCAAAAATGGACAAAAAAAATGTCCAAAATTGAAAACCCAAAATACTTTTTGGATGACTTTTCTGCAATAAAATAATGCTTACTGACCTTTTTGAAAACTGAGTCGAACTTCTTATAAATGTGACGATTGTCCGTAACCCAAAAGAGTCCACAGCGTCAACTCTAACGATAATTTATACATATAATAAACTGAGAAGTATTCTTCTGTGTGACATTATTATTATTATCTTTATGGTTTAATAAAAAAATTGAAATAGAGTAATTTATTATTTATTACTTTAATAAATTTAAGCTATTACACCTTTTAACATGGTATTTTCAATGAAACAACAAATTGCTAATATTATTAAAAATAATGTAACCCCATATTCATACGTATTCAAAAATATATACTGTGTATTTATATTCTGGATTATAGTACATTATATTTCATCGCATATGTATATTTACTTTTGTACATCGCCTACAAGTTCTGGATTTGTAATGTCGTCTTTTATGTTAGCAGCACCACATTGTCAAGCATTACGTTGGGTTGTTTATAATGGAGGAAATACAATTATTTCTACATGGATTACATTTGGTTTTTGGTTATTGAGTTATATTAGTCCCATGACTAAAACTCCTATTAAAAAAAATATAATACCTATTATGGATAACGAATATACAGAAAAGAACGACTTTGATTATAAAAATAATTTTGATGAAGTTATTGATTTAACATATTCAGATAGCGATGATGATAACGACGAGAGTGTTAGCGATGATGATACCGACGACAATACCGACACCGATTCAATTCCATCTTTAATTGATATCGATAGTGATGGTTATAGTTGTGATGATACAGATGACGACGATTCAACGCCGTCTTTAATTGATATCGATAGCGAAGGCGAAGACGAAGACGAAGACGAAGACGAAGACGAAGACGACAAAGAATAGATTAGTAATTTATTTGTTTTTGTAAAATTGTAAAATAAATAAATTTTTTTATTGTATTAAGTCGCATACATTAATCCAGCGTTACCACCAACAAACACTACCATGTTAATGCGTTCCTCCATTACATACAAATTATAATTGTATTCGTAAATTCTCCAAGTTGGTTTATTTACACCAACAATATCACCTGTTTCTGGATCACATATAGTTAAAACTTGCGCATATGGGTCCAACGGAGGTACGATTGTATTAAACTCCAATTGTACCAAATTGAAGCGGTTCATATTAATCGCACCCGATGGCTGTGATTCAAAAGGAGATGTATTCAAACAAAAATTATAACAATATAAACCATCCGGAGCTGTTCCTGGAGTCCTAGTGTATTTTTCAATATAGTTGAAAACACCTGCTCCAAAAGAATTTTCACGATATTGTCCGTCTAGTAATATAGCCATATTTATCAATATTTGATTCAAATTTTGAAAATTATAGATGCCTGAAGTCATGTAGCCCGTCAAAGTACCATCTGGGTTTACGCCGGGACCAATGCTGATACTCGGCGATAAACTAAACGTCCCTGTGGTAGGAGCGGGTAATATATCTGAAGGTAAATAATTATATGGCCAATTCGAATAGTTCGACCATTCATTTCTTAAATTTACATCACTTCTTTGAAAATAAAATAACCAACTAGAAACCAAACCAATGGAGTCCAAATCTACTTTATTAGGTCCAGTTACATTATAAAACACTTTTTCGTTCACTTGCTTAAACAAATATTTTTGCTCGTTTTTCGCAAACACCCGAGATTCATCATTGGATAGAAAACAATATGTTGATATCATATGTATATCAGGAAACCAAACACTTCTTTGATCCAAGTAAGAATTAATACCCAGATTTACATCGGGTGGTGTCTGTAAAAATCGATACATCTGATTTTGATATTGATTAAAATTAGGAGCAACGTAAGGAAATTTGTTTACATAATCAAAGACGTCTCTTATACGAAACAGTTCATTGATTGGACGAAATGTAACATAAATTTGTAACTCATTATACTGTAATGAAACCAATGGGAATGCCATTTGAGTTTTCAATGTAAACCATGAATTCAACGGTATATATAATTGACGACCTCTTATGGATGGTTCGGCGCCGGACGGATTATCTGTGTGATAAGCGTTTGGATAAGAGTTGACTCGACTACCCGCGTTCGCTGGATTGTAGAGTTCTGGTACATGACCAATCATTTTAAAAAAAAGGTCTAATTTGGTGCCATTGAAATCTCGAAGAGCTGAATTCAATAAATACGAACCAGAATATTCCTGTAATTTTTGATTACCACAAGTAATGCTGATTTGTGAAATCATTTGGGCTCCAATATAATCGATCCATTTAAATTCATATGGGGCCCATTCAGAGTATGATATAGAACCATCTGGATTTAATACTTCTTGTGGTGGTAGTATACCACTCCATATATTGGGTAAATTTACGACTATATATGTGTCCATCAATAAATCAGCATACCTTGGTACTTTAAATTGAAATGTGGACGTTTCTGCTAAACGCAATGTTGTTGAACCTTCAAAATCGATTCTGAATTTTTGCATACCAAAATTGGTATATTTTGAATAAGCTGATTTCCAAAATGTTTTTGAAGGATTACCATTTAATACTACATTTTGTTGACCACTTGATACTAAATTTAATAATCCACCTGCCATAATTAATACTTAATATATATAATTATTTGATTTTATATTATAAAAAAATAATTATATAATATAATATATCAAGATATGGCAATAAACAATATTTCTATAGACAAAATGAATGACGATTTTATATATTTTTCTATTTTAGGATTGATATTATTTATTGTAATTATATACGTTAGTTATTTGATTTATATTTCTACTTTAAAATCGAAAGAATGTAATTTTTTGAACAAATTATACTCTTCTGTGGATGGACATATTAAATCGATTTCACCCAATAACGCGGATTACAGCGCAAATTTGTATGATTACTATATAAAAACCGCGTATAATGCTTGTAGCGGCGGTAGTTATAAAAACGATTATGTTGATTTGTGCGTTTTAAAAAGTATTATAAAACAAGGGGTCCGTTGTTTAGATTTTGAAATTTATAATATCGATGGTAAACCTGTTGTATCAACTAGTACTACAAATAATTATTTTGTAAAAGAAACGTTCAATTTCGTTAATTTTAGTGATGTTATGAAAACGATCAAAGATTATGCTTTTTCACCTGGTACGTCACCGAACCCGAATGACCCTTTGTTGATTCATTTAAGAATAAAAAGTAATAATCAAGAGATGTATTCGAATTTAGCAAACCTATTTAAATCGTATGATGATATTATGCTTGGAAAAGATTATAGTTATGAAAACCATGGCGAAAATATTGGAGCGAAACCATTAACCGGTTTTATGAATAAAATTATTTTAATCATAGACAAAATGAATAACTCGTTTTTAGAAAACAAGGAGTTTTTGGAATATGTGAACTTGACAAGTAATTCCGTGTTTATGAGAGCTTACCCATATTATGATGTAAAAAATACACCTGATATCAATGAACTACAAGAATACAATAAAAAATGTATGACCATTGTTTTTCCGGACAATGGTATAAATCCTAGTAATCCAAGTGGAGTTTTGTGTCGAGAATGTGGATGTCAAATGGTAGCAATGAGATACCAAAGTGTGGATAATCTTTTGGAAGAAAATGCGGTATTTTTTGACGAAGCAGGATCGGCTTTTGTACTTAAACCAGAAAATCTTCGATATAAAGAAGTTACTATTCCCGATCCAACACCACAGAATCCTGAATATTCTTACCAAACTAGAAATGTAACGACTGATTACTACAATTTTAATTTTTAATTTTTAATTGTGAATCCATCCAACAGACGTCAACCGCCACCAAATCACATCAAATAACTTCGTATATCAATGTCATCAATCAAATATTTTTCCTTTATTTGATCAATTAGAATAGAAATTACCACCTTTTTTTTATAATTTCTATTTTTATCAATTTCGTGTATAATTGTATTCAGTGTTACAGCTGGTCCCCAATTGAACTTACAAATAAATGACTGACAACACAAACACTTATTGTTTGTTATTTTTTGAAGATTATCTTTGAATCTTTCTGATGGCATTTCTAACAATTTCTTGTAAGATTTATTATTGTAATAAATAACAGGTGGTATAAATGGATATTTTTTATCGATAACAAAAGAATAACTTTGCATTTTATCATTACTATAATTCATGATAGACATTTTAAGCGTATTTGTTTCTTCGTTGTAGATAACTGAAATATATGAATTTACATACTTATTTGATAATTCAGTGTACTCTCTCAAAACTCTTTTCCCCATATAATTTGATATAGACCGATTTATTTCTGATTTATTATATTCATTTATTGTACGTCTATATTCTGTGTTTAAAGTCGTTGAATTTGAAACTGCTATCATGGTCATATACGTATAGATTTATTTTATAGTTTATATATTTTTAGTAAAAACATATCAATTTATTATTTTAATTTTTAATTTTTATTTGCTTATTGTATGAAGAAAGAAAATATACCTAATTGTAAAAATTTAACATTTCAAGATTGTGAGTTATCTATATTACGAATAGCGGTTGATAAAGCCGAGGAAAAAATAGGGAAACGAATCGTAAATTCAGAAGATGTTAAAGAGATTATTGTCATTGTAGAGAATTTTATAAAAAAGAAAAATCTGATTTGCTACGGTGGAACTGCTATTAATAACATATTACCAATCGAGGATCAGTTTTATAATAAAGACGCTGAGATCCCTGATTATGACTTTTTTTCTCCAAATGCTTTAGGCGACGCTAAAGAGCTTGCTGATTTGTATCATTCCAAAGGGTATACTGACGTTGAAGCCAAAGCAGGTCAACACCGAGGTACATATAAAGTATTCGTGAATTTTATTCCTGTAGCAGATTTAACACAATTTCCAAAAGAAATTTACTATTCTATTAAAGAAGAATCTATAAGGGTAAATGGAATCTTGTATGCTCCGCCCAATTTTTTACGAATGGCAATGTATTTAGAGCTTTCCAGACCGGCCGGTGATATATCTAGATGGGAAAAAGTATTGAAACGTTTGACTTTATTAAATAAACACTATCCATTGACGAGTTTAAATTGTTATAATATTGATTTTCAGAGAGAAATGGAAGAACCCAACAAAGAAGATGAAATATATGAAAATGTAAGAAATACATTCATTAATCAAGGGGTTGTGTTTTTTGGCGGTTATGCTATTTCTTTGTATTCTCAATACATGCCAAAAAATTTACAGAAAACAATTCAAAAAGTCGCTGATTTTGATGTTTTATCTAGTGAACCTAAAACAACCGCTGAAATTGTTAAAGAGAGGTTAAAAGACATCGGTGTTACTGATGTTAAAATAACACGTCATGATGCTATAGGTGAAATTATTCCTGAAAACTATGAAATTATAGTAAGCAACGATACAATAGCTTTTATATATAAGCCTATAGCGTGTCACAGTTATAACGTGATCAACATTCATTCACAAAGTGTGAAAATTGCTACAATTGATACTATGTTGAGTTTTTACTTATCATTTTTGTATACAAAACGGCCTTATTACAATGAATTTCTAGATAGAATTTTGTGTATGTCAAAATTCCTGTTTGATGTACAACAAAAAAATAGATTGAAACAAAAAGGGTTACTTAAACGTTTTAGTATTATTTGTTATGGCCATCAAGAATCAGTTGAAGAAATGCGTGCTGAAAAAACAGCAAAATTCAAAGAGTTGAAGGATGATAGGAATACGAGGGAATTTGAAGAATGGTTTTTAAATTACAAACCAACTTCAAAACATGAAAATGAAAGTGAAGAAGAGACAAAACACATGATGAAAAAGAATAGAAAACCTGAAAAAGTCCAAAAAGTACAAAAAGTACAAAAAGTACAAAAAGTACAAAAAGTACAAAAAGCACAAAAAATAAAAACCAGAAAAATGACAAGCAATCCAAAAACAAATAAAAAGAAGAAAACAAACAAAAAGAGACGCGGTTTTTTGAATTTGTATTAGATTTTTTCTACTAAAAAGATTATCTTGTTAAAAGGATTCAAATGTATTTTTTTATTTTATTGTATCATCAAAACAATGGATAAAATTCAATTTTTTTGTCTCAATTACAACAATGACAAAAGAAAAATAAATATGAAAATGCGGTTTGCGCAAGTAGATATCGAATGTATTTTTATGTCAGGCGTCGATTTTACAGACAAAAGAATATCTAATTATCATGAAATGTTAGATAATGGTACAAAACGTGTATGGTCTTGTATGTATGGACACCTTGATATGATTCATATGTTTTATTATAATACAAATAAAGAATATGGAATATTTTGTGAAGATGATATATTTATTCATAAAAATATCAAAAAATATTTACCGCGTATTTGTTTTGACTTCAATGCGCTTAATCTAGATGTCCTTTTACTTGGTTATTTATTACAAGATAGAGTCTCCAATATAGCACCAAATTTTCAAAACGACTTTTCAATAAAGTTTTTGAATGATAATAAGTCGCCTTTCACATATTATTCTTTTCCAGATTATGTGTGGGGTACTCAAATGTATATGTTGTCGCGTAAACACGCTAAATTTTTATTAGATAAATATATGACAGGTTACTCGGAATTAACAATTCAAAATAAAGATATTGTTCCATTCAGCGCCGACTGGACATTGACCAAAGATGGTAATCGTGCTTTAATATCACCTATTTTAGTAGTCGAAGATAATTCTACTACGTATCATGATATAGGTCAAAAGTCGTTCCATAAACAATGCTTTGATGCTCATTATGAAGATGATTTATTTGTAGTCTAGACATTTGATTGGTTTGGTTGGTTTGATTGGATGACTAGTTATTTACACCTTTACATTAAGCGTGCCATTTTAAATCTTCAAGGGTGTAAAGGATTTGGGTATATATAATTAGTTTCAAATAAAATAGGTTTACCTTCTAATACTTCATTTACACTTTTCAAACTTGTAACTAACCAATCAAAAAATTGTGTTTCATTTGAGTTTTTTGTGTAATTAATTATACTTTGTCGAAGTGCGCAAGCATTACCAGAGTATGACGATGATAATGATAAATACATAATATATTTATATATAAATATATTATTTTTACAGCTAAAATCCACCAAATTGTTGATGTACTTTATTCATTAAGTAGTAAAATATACCGAATAAAGCACTCATAAAAATATATCCATTGAAGTTTAGATTACCATCATTTGAAAAAAGAAAAGGTAAATAAGTAAACATGTATTTTCTAAATACAGGTAATTGAAAGAGAAAATAAAGAACTGCTAATAATAGCGGAACTTGAATTTCATTATACATATCATCCAATCTATTGTTATTCTCTAGTTTGTAATTATAATCATTTATCATATCAGATGCTTTTTCATAATTACCGATATAATCCTCTTGGAATCTGACTTCTTTATTTACAGGTGGAGGAGGAATATAATTTGGTTGAATATTTACATCGTGAGTTAAACTACTAGTATTTAACGGAATATCTCTTGACGGCAATTGAGTCGCACCATTTAGATTTGCTTGTTGTAATCCATTGACAATTTGATTTATTACTGATTGATCTAAACTAACTGCGTTTGTATTTACATTCATGTTTTGTTGCTGTACAAGATCACTAGCATTCATTGATATATTATTATTTAAATTTCCACCGTTTGCTGGATCGGTTGGTAAGTCCATAATACTTGTGGTCGAATTATCACTCATAGTTTATATCCTAATATTTACAATGGCCTAAAATAAAAATACAATAAAAACGTAATTCTCATATAATCAACAATAAAATTAAAACCCAACTATTTTTTTATTTGAATCACACTTTGTAGATTGAGTAGTGTATTTATAACATTTATTGTCGTATTTGTATATCTTGTCCTTTATTTTATCTAAAGGTACTGCGTGAAAAACAATACAATTTTTTTCTTTACAAACAGTTCGAAACAATGATGCTAAACCTATGCCAAGTAATATAGACATCAATTTTTTACCATTCTCAGTATGAATAAATTTTGACAAATGAAACATCGTATTTATATCTTTATATTTATACTATATTATACTATAAAAATAAATAAGAATCAATTTTGAATAGGTATTTCATTGATTAATGACACATCTTTGGGACAATTG